CGCAGTACCAGCTTCATCACCCACCAACGTATTATAGTTACCACCAGAGGTAATAGAGTTACCTGCGTTTACACCTGCTACAAAGTTTGATGTACCTGCTGTGACTGCACTGATACCTTTGGTAGCAATGTTACCTGTCATCGTGCCGCCAGCTTTAGGCATAGCGTTAGTTGCTAATACTCCGTCTGCTGCTACATCTCTGCCGTCTATAGTAGAGTTAGTAGTAACTGCACCTGTGAATGCTCCACCAGCTTTAGGCATAGCATTAGTTGCTAGTACACCATCAGCAGCAACATCACGACCATCAAAAGTACTGTTAGTAGTTACTGCTCCAGTTAACGCACCACCAGCTAGACCTAAGAAACGAGCATCTGCCTGTGTTTTATTATAATGATCTGATAAAGAAAATGTTCCAAATGATTGTATAAATACTATATCGTTTGCAGTAGCACCTATGTCTAATACTACTGTAGAACCATTAGTTGCTGTGTAATCTCCTGTGTCTAAACGTATTCCGTTAAGATATACTTGTAAATAACCAGCGTCATACGTAGCATTAAAGCTAGTCTGGTTTGCTGAAGCTGTGTACTGTACTGAGTTTTGAGTACCATTAACAGATGAACCAGCATTAATAAAACCAGATCCACTATAAACTTTCATAGTGTTAGATGAGGTATCAAACCATAAGTCACCTGTACTTGGATTACTAGGGGCTGATGATTGTGAAACGTACTGGCCTTGGAATGTAGTTAACGATGCAGCAGATGCTGTAGCTGAGTTACCACTAGCTGTTGCTGAGTTGGCTGAGGCAGTGGCTGAGTTGGCTGCTGCTGTAGCCTTTGTAGTTGCAAGTGTTGCTTTTGTACTTGCTGTAGCGGCAGAGGCAGCAGACTCATTAGCTTTGGTAGTTGAAGTAGATGCAGAATTACCAGAAGCAGTGGCACTGTTGGCTGAAGCTGTGGCTGAGTTGGCTGAAGCAGTGGCACTGTTGGCTGCTGCTGTAGCTGAGTTGGCTGAAGCAGTGGCACTGTTGGCTGCTGTTGTAGCTGATGCTGCTGCTTGACCTGCTTTAGTAGTTGATATGGCTGCTTGTGCAGCAGATGTATTCTTACTTGCTAACGATGCTGAAGCACTGTTACCTGATGCAGTGGCACTGTTTGCTGACGCAGTGGCACTATTGGCTGACGCAGTGGCACTATTGGCTGATGCTGTAGCTGATGTTGCTGCTTCAGATGCTTTAGTGGAAGCTACCGAGGCGCTAGAAGACGCTGCAGTTGCAGATTCTGCTGCATTGACAGCCTGTCGTGTTACTTCTGTTATGGTAGCATCGGTGTTCGAGTCTCCCGTACCACCTACACCTCGATATATTCCTGACATACTAATTCCTTATCTATTTAGAATTTCTTTGTTGCTCAAGTTTTTTCATTTTAGCATGAAGGTCTGCAATCCTTTTATTAAGAGCTGCGTTTGGGCCAACTCCATTTATACTACGAGCTGATCCCTTAATTGTCTTAGTACTTCCTTCACTCTTAATATCAATTAATTTACCTGAACCAGCAGCCGCAATCTTAGACTTACCATTAAGACCTGTAATCTTCATAGTCTTTCCTACTCCAGCAGAAGGATGTCCACCTGTCTTTGTAGGACGAGCAATACCTTTAGAAATGATACGCTTTCCTGTTGTACGATTAGGATTTGGTGAAGTACGTACAGTACCACCATTACCTGTCTTAACTACTGAACCTCTAATAGTTTGCCCTGCTTTATTCTTAGTAGCTTTAGTCCTAACAGCATTCCCTTTAGGGTCAGATGATAGGTTATTTAATTTGTATTGTAAGCGACCAATGGTCTGACGAGATTTCCCAGCCTTAGTAGCTGCATCAATCTGAGATTTTAATTCTCTCTTCTGTTTAAATGTTGACATGACATTTCCTTAAGTAAAAGAAAAGGGAACTCCCTAGAAGTCTAAGCAGTTCCCTTATGGGAAGGCTAAATTAATAGCCTATGTATTTACGCAGGAAGCGCAATAGCGACAGCAGAGGTGTCACGTAGAACGCCAGTGCCGTAGATGGTATCACTAGTAAACAAGTCAGCCAAGAACTCTTGCTTGTACTGAGTCTGTGAACGAACAGCCATCTGCTCTGCATAAACGAATGCATCCTTATGCATCAATACACCTATCTTAGAAGAACTATCAACTGGACAGTTGTTACTAATATAAACATCGATACCATACAAGTTGCCAATCTTACCATTAACAACAGTTTGACCAGTAACAAAATCAGAAGAGGTATAACGCTCAATACCCATGATAGAGTTACGAGCAGAAGGTGGAAGAACTAAAGAACGTCCGTCCATAGGTACATCTGCATCATCTAACTTCTGAATTAAGTTACGGAAGCCAGCATCGTTAAAGGCTAGAGCACCAGAACCAGCATAATCTGACAAAGCACCATTAGCAGCGATCTTCTGAGCCTTAGCCCAGCTAGAACCATTACCACCATTAGCAGACTTACCTAACGAGAATAGATCGTCTTCAACTTTCTTAGCCAAAGAATAACCAGCATCACCAGTATAGAACTTACGCATAGAAGCTTGCGCTTGAATGTCGGTAATGTCTTCGATCATACGTGAGTATTCAAAGTGCTTGTTAATGAGAATAGACAACTGAGTTGCAGTCTCATTCTGGATTGTTACTGCTGTGCCAGAAACTTTAGCAGTAGCAGCGCCACGGCTAGGCTTAGGGATGAAAATAGTATCACCCTTCTTACCTGACATAGGCATTTTGTTAACTAGGTTTGCAATAACTAGTTCCTTCTTATAAGCAGCAATGATTTCATCACTCCAAATCTCAGGGATAAAACTAGCGGCAGTTGTGTTGTTTGTTACGCCACCTTGGGCGGGATATACTGAAGTAGCCATTTTAAAAATTTCCTAATAATAATAGATTAACGAACTCTACCTTCTGCATACGCTTTCATTATAACGTCATTGTTAGCAAGGTATCGTTCAGGTTCGTACTGCATCATGTGTAATAGTTCAGATCGTTTCAGGAACTTCTTAGTAGTCTCACCAGATCCTCGTGCTGATCCATTGCTTCCACTTTTAAGAGAACGTTTACGATCCCCTTCAGTAGCAGCCTTAGCCCCTGCAATCAGTTCTTGCTGTTCTTTCCAAGTTGTAAACAGATCATCAGCAGCGTCAAAGTTAAACTCTGCGTCTGCTTTCTGTAACTTAGTAGTCCTAGCCTGAGACTTACCAACCCATTCTTGGAAGCCACTGTCATTCACTATATCCATCGCATCTGGATGGGTTGCAAAGATCCTGTCTCGTGCTTCCATCTTTGTTAACTTCTCAGTAGCTTCCTTTGCCGCTTTCAAAGCTGGATGGTTTTCTAGTTTCTTATCAAGGGTTGCATTAGGATTCTCTAAGAAATCCAGATCACTCACCTCTTCCTGTTGCGATTCTTTAGCGGCTGATTTATTTACTATAAATTCATCTACCAGCTTTCTCAACTCGCCTACTTCATTGCCCTGTCGACCTGCCATCTTCTCGGCTTCTTGGTGCATTCGGACTAAATCAGCAGCAGACTTTCCTCGATATTTATCAGGTATCTCTTCCGCTTCACCAGTTTGCTCTTCTTCATGAGAGGCTGATTCAAGGGATTCCGTTAAGGATTGATACTCTTCATTATCATCTAGTTGAGGTTCTTGGTTGCCATCTAAAAATGTTGCCATGTTTGCTCCGTACTATCTAGTATTATGGAATTTATATTAAATGAGGTTACTTCAAAAAGAAGTCTCAAGCTTTACTACGTTCTATCTCAATCTGTTTTTGGCGTTGCTTCGTCCATTTGATTGTAGCCCCTGCAAAGTCTCCTGATAGGGGGTCTAACTTACACATGGGTGAAGCGAGTTGTCGATGAGACAGACTGTTACATTTAGAGCATACACTTTCCCGACTGTCGGAGCGTACATACTTCTCTTCTATGTAACTACATTCACTACATTTGAAATCATAAACTCGAATCATTCATGAAATCCTCATAAGAGTTCTTGATACCATCTTCAAAACTTAATAGCTTTCCAATAATATCCAATTGCCCTTGGCGGTAGTGTAATTCTTTTTCAGTCTTACAAGTGACAAGATCACGGAGAGATGTCTCCGATGACGTAAAGTCTTCTAGTAAGCTCTTCCATCCTTCTGTTTGAAAAATATCAATTAAAGAATTGTAATACTTCTCTAACTCAGGATCTGTATGTGTTGACATTGCGTTTTCCTTATGATAGGGCGCTGATAGAATGACTGGACTATAGCATACTAATACTATAAAGTCAAGAACTATTTCTCATTCATTTGTTTATTAACAATAGCTTCTTTGCTTTCGATCTCGCGCTCTTTCAATACAAGCTCTGCAATCTTAGCTCTTTTGGCGAACTCTTTTTCATCAGTGTCACCATCAGCTACATTAGTAGTAAGAACTTTTAAACGATCAGTCTCTGCTTCCATAGGAAGTAATTGAGTCTCAGTATTATACTTAGCAGTACGGGCTTGTGATTCCTGAGCCTGTCCCTGTAGCACTGCAATGTAAGCTTCCTTCTGTTGTATATCTACTTGAGCAGCTTTCTGTGCCATAGGATCTGGTTGAGCAGCTTCTGATAACTTAGCAATAAGAGCTTCTCGGTTAGCTAGGTTCATATTATCTACAACAGATTTAACAAGTTCAGGATACATAGGAGTATCAGGAGACATTGTTTGTAGTAGTTGTACTAACTGAGCAACCTCATACTCACGAGCAATAACACCTAACGAACTAGAGGGAACAAACTTAAAGTCACCAGTAGGAAACTTATCAGGGTTGTATTGCATGTAGCGCCATGCAGCTTGCTGTACAAATGGGATAAGGAAACACTCTTGGAAATTAATCAAGGTGCGCTTATGACGTTTAATAATAGAACCAAGCCCCATAGACACAGCACCAGAAGCCGATTGACCACCAACCATACCAGAGATACCAGCACTATCAATAGCTCCTGTAGCGTTCTGTACCATCCTCTGTAGTTGATCAGCTTGACTGAATGTAATATTATCTACATTACCAAAGTGCATTGGCTTTAGAATTTCATCAGGATTACCATTCGTAAGAATAGTTTTTCCTGGCCTCACTTCCATCTTAGCGCCACGAGGCATACGAGATGCGTCCATAGCCATCATTGGATGTACTGTCAGAGCTAGTGCATCAATACGAGCACGTAGTTCTGTGTCTAAAGCTTTCTGACTGTTGTATCCTTTCTCACAAACACCACGGCCCCAGAAGCGACTAGGTACTACATCCCAAGGGAATGCAACTACAGGACGATCCTGCATCATGTAAGGGTTTTCTTCCAGCTTTAGGACACTTGTTCCGTTAGCAATAACTGCAACTACTTCAACATAGTCAGAACCATTGTCTGTAAGTGTTTCAGATAGGGAAATAACTTCTTCATCTTCTGAGTACAGATAGCTCTCTAACATTGAACGAGGAATTAAACCATAATACTTAGTTAAACGAATACGATCTTCATCATAATCAGTAATATCATCGTTAGCTTCTAGGAAGGAATACGTAGAGGATGGATCAATATCAACATCTTCATATACACCTTCTTCTATTAACTGCTGTACCTGATGTATCGGAACATACTCGTCAATAGCACAGCCTAGTGCCTCGTCAATAGAGGAAGCTACTGGGTCTATTAAGAAGTTCTGTGGTAGGACAGGACGAATAGTACATGAAACTTCTTTAGTTTCCATAACACCATAGGTAGCTACCTGACCATCCATAGCTTGCTGTGTAGAAGGAACTCTTCGGGTCTTCTCTTGTACAACAACCTCACCAATACCTGTACCGAATACAGCAGAGTTTACAATACATTCAGAAATAGCTTGTCGTGTCTTGTTAAGGGAAAACTCTTCACTAAGAGCATTCTTTAGGTACTCAACATCTGCACGTTCCTTGTCATCCATGTCATCACGAATGTCAAAGAATTGACCACGACCAAAGGTAGCCTCTTCTACTTCAGCAACACTGCTTTCAACAGCTTGTTGCAGAGCAGGACTGATTATACGGGATCGTTCACTAGTACGTAGAGAGTCCTCTCCTGACCATATACCACGCCATAGGCGATTGTACTCGTCAAAGCGTTCTACATAGTTAGATTCAAAATGGTCACGCCAACCATCACACTTTTCCATGATCCATTCTTGTGCAGACTCTTCAAGTAGTAGTTCATTTTCATCTGACATAATTAATATCCTGCGATAGCATCCATAAATTCGTACTCGTCTTCCTCATAGTCATATGCATAACTAACCTTAGCTAACTGGTCAATGTATGCAAGTGAATCTACTAAGTCATCGTGTACTAAGTGATTAGGGAACTGGAATAACTGGTCTAAAAACTCTGTATTCCACTTTCCTTCGTTTAAAGTTATTTGTCCATGCTCGAATCGTCCTTGTAAAGCCCAGATAATTCGGTCAGTTTTCCGTTTATTACCATGAGTTAGTTCCTCGACTCGAAAGAAGAACTGTTCTTGCTTCATTTTATCTAATAGATAAGGGTGTACTGCATTCTTCAGTGCTCCTTTCTCCACACCTATAGCAATAGGTTGATAGTCTCGTACAGCTTGGAAGATTTTATCCGCTGTCTTCTTAACATCCCATCGACCATAGATTATATTATCAACCCACCAACCATCAGGGCCACATTTAACAACAGATATAGAAGTTGTATCTAGTTTCTTTTGTTTAGACGTAGTTGCTTTCTCTATGTCAGCGAAACCTGCAAGGTCAACAGAGATATAGTAGTCTCCTTCGTCAGGTTCTTCTGTATCAAACTCAATCCAGTCCTCACTAAAGACAGCTCCACCAGCAGCTTCAAAGCTAGCTAGGAACTCTTGACGGAATGCAAAGGATGACATACTTCCTTTAGCAGCTTCTATCTCTTCAGGGTCTAGTAGGTTATTATCATAAGAAGTAAAGTGCCAGCTTGCAAAAGTAGGGTCATCACCTTGTCCATGTCTATACAAATCATAGAAATGGTTACGTCCCATAGGAGTACCTATAAAGATAGCCTTACCTTTTTGGTCAGCTAGTGCTGGTCGTAGGATTTGCTCCCACACTTCGGGCTTCATGTCAGCATACTCGTCCATAACAAGAAACTTTAAGCTAACACCACGCATTGTCTCTGGTCTATCTGCACCCTTAAGTGCAATCGTAGTACCATTTATTAATTTTATTTGAAGATTATTAATATGACTGCTTTTAATAACACTGTGGCCTAGCTCCATAAGAGTTTCCCACATGATGTCTCGTGCCTGTCCCTGAGTAGGGGCAACATAAAACACTTGCCCTTTAGTTGTCTGCAGACCTTCTATGATTAAGGCCCATGCTGCCAGTCTACTCTTACCACAACGTCTCCCTGCTGCAACTACTTTGAATCGAACAGGGTCTTCGTATACTTCTCTTTGCCAATCAAGGAACGCAACATTAAGTGCTGTCATTAAAGATCATCATACCTTACATTTAGTTGTTGACCAAGACCTAACTGGCCTTGTTGTAAAGCAACACCAACTTCAGGGTTGAGAGATGCTAGTTCTTCAAGACTTATACCATGCCTTTGAGCAACAGTGTAAGGATTATCACCAGATACTGCTGTGTAAGTAGAGGCAGCTGCAGGCTCAGGGCTAGCATTAAAACCATCTAACCAATTCATAGAGTCATCGTATAGGGATGTAACTCCTTCCTTAGCTGCCATGCCTAGATCCATTAACTTGTTCTTAGCAGTGGATGTAATATCTTCTGGGATTCGTGTTTTAAAATCATTAGCATATTCAGTTCTTTCTGCAATAGCATTGTCAACATTAGCAGGGCCAACTGCTCTAGTAACAGAACCTATATCATTAAGATCTGGATCTCGTTGTTTGAAGTAAGCAATAGCAATGTCACGAGCAACTTCAGGATCATTAGCTAGGTCAGGATTCCCTACTAGGTCTTTACCTATTAGATCGCCATATGTTTGATAATTATCTTTACCTGTCAGTTGAACATAACCTCGTCCTCTATACTGGTGTCCTTCAGCAGGGCTATTACCCATACGACCACCATAGACTCGATTACCTATAGCTTCTTGTCCAGCATTAACTACTGCTTGTGCATCAGAAAGATCCTTAAACTTACTAGGAAATACTTCTAGTAAACGTTTAGCTGAATAGTTTAAACTCTCTTCTTGTGGTTTAAAGTTACTCTCTGCTTTAATCTGTGCCATCACATTAGCTTGCTGGTTAGGATCAGTGATACCTTCCCATACTAAACCATTAAGGAAACTTTCTTCGTTATCCGTTAAGCCTTTAGACATCTTCGTATTCCCCTTCAAGGGCATCATCGCCCCCAACAATAGTAGTACCGCCAACACCCGTAATAGTGATTGACACAGCATTCCTTCCTCCACTCTCATTCTTTTTATCAAAATAAGAAACAGGTAACACACGATCCATACACATCTTAAGAGCTGCTGATTGAACAGGATGACCATCTTCTAACGCGATAGCTATAACCTTATTAATAACCTTATCACCACTCGTGGCTAACAACCTAGCCTTAAGCTCGTTGATTCTTGCTGCATCCCCTTTAGGTCTTCCAACACTATTCCTATTGCCTTTCTTCTTAGAAGCAATAGAAGCTTTAGTTGGACGGCCCCTTTTAGGTTTAACATCACCACTTTGAGAACAATCATCATTCATATAATAAACACCTAATTAGAGAACTTTGTCTCTATATAGACTCTGAATTGAGAACAGAGAGTAGTGTTTATCATAAGGAGAATGGTTATCAGGTACACAGATACTCTGTCTTTCTGTTCAGTCCTATATAGTAGGAATAGAGGGTAGCATACTTTCTCACATAAGTCAAGACATATCTTAATTATATATGTATCTAATAGTTTACAATGTACAACTTAGAGCACCCTAGCTATCTCCCTAGTACTCCCTTGGCAGGACTCCCTACCACTATGCAATCCCCTGCAGGTACTTCCCCTTTATCAATATCAATAAGTTATAACTACATAGTTCTTATTCCTTTTAATTACAAAGACTTAGAATAATTACATAACTTTCTAATTTCACCCTTTTTAGTATCTAAGCAGGTACCGCTATTGTGACCCGCGCTGCTATATACCCCCCGTCCCTAATGTAGACTACCCTAATGTAGCAGAATCTAATGTAGACAATGCTAATATAGTAAAGACTAATGTAGACTTCCCTGATATAACCAGTGTGAATGTCTAAGTAGGTACCCATAGCTTATTTATATAGTACCACCCCAGGCTAATTTAGTGATAGCTAATGTAGTGTTGTCTACTATTCACTAAACAGATGGGCACTATACAAAACTCTTATGGCTCAAGGGGTTACATAACTACATGGTTATCTATATAATAACCATATGGTTAGTTAAGTAAGTAGTTGTTACTTAGTTAGGGTATGATAACCCCATGCAAATAACCTGTGCTCTTTAACAATCTGGATTTAGGTGTGAATGTTTCAAGGGGTTAGTCCGTCTACATTTCGGATTGATCTTAACGGGCAAGTACGCCTCCGATTTAAAGAGTAAAAGTTTCCCTAGGAAATTATTCCGAAGGGTATAAATAGTAAGCCGTCAAATGATAGGCGCTTAAAAGGATTACAGATTATGAATTTTCAAACAGAAATTAAGAATATCGGCAACATGTTAACCAAGCAAGTTAAGGCTAGTGACAAGACTAATGACGCTCGCAGAGTGTTTGCTGTAACATTGCAGGACAGTGGCATTAACCTAAACAATGCAGAATCCGCCCTCGAAATTAAAGTAGATATTGCCAAGGCTTTCCCTAAAGGAACTGGTAAAAATGCAGATGTAGCAGAGAAAAAAGCAGTGAGTGCGGTACGTCAAGTACTATCATGTTTTAAGAAGTCGCGTGATGAGAATCTATCACCTAATAATTTTGATACTTATGCCGAATGGCGCAAGGCAGTATATAACGAAACACCTCCAACCAAGTTAGAAACGATAGCTAAATGGTTAGAAGCTGAAGAACCAGAAATTACATTGCAGGATTTGCAAAAGCTAATTGATAGCTACAAGGCTTGTGACGTTACGCCAACGGAAATCAAAGAGGCAATTGCTGAAGCCTTGGCAGCGTAAAGTTTCCCTAGGAAATTCTCTGAAGTCTAGAGAGTTTCCTTGTTTTTATTTGTATGAAAATTTCAGGAATTGATCTTATGAAATACACGATGCGAGATGTTAACAGGTTGATAATGGCCCGTGGCTGGCCTAGGATGATGGCGATGGCGTATTATATTACATTAGCTTATGCTTCAGGTGATGATGTGAGCCAAACTTTACAAGATAATTATGATAGGGAGTTAGTATGTTTA